AGAGCTTCTGAAACAGGGGTAATCCCAGATGACGAGTTAAAACAAGCTAAGGATATAATGAGTCCTGAGCAGTACGAACAAGAATTTGAATGTTCATTTACTGCTGCAGTATCAGGAAGTTACTTTGGAAGATTAATAACTAAAGCAGATAAAGAAAAAAGAATTGGTGAAGTACCTGTAGACGAAGCTGTTGGTGTAGAAACTTGGTGGGACCTGGGTATTGGAGATTCTACTGCAATATGGTTTGCACAAAGAATTGGAGATGAAGTTCATTTAATAGATTATTACGAAACTTCAGGTGAATCATTAGCACACTATGCAAATATCTTAATGGAAAAAGATTATGCTTATAGTAGACATATAGCACCTCACGATATAATGGCGAGAGAGTTAGGAACAGGTAAATCAAGATTAGAAGTTTCAAGAGAATTAGGTATTGACTTTGAAGTAGCACCTAAGTTAGAAGTAGATCATGGAATCGAATCTGTAAGAAATACATTACCTAATTGTTATTTTGACAGAGTTAAATGTAAAACAGGATTAGATGCTTTGAGACAGTATCGAAAACAATGGGACGACAAGAATCAAGTTTTTAAAAATAAACCTCTACACGACTGGTGTTCACACGCAAGTGATGCATTTAGATATGGATGTGTACACGACCCAATTGATACATCAGACTGGGATAAACCAATTAATATAGATACAAAATACGTAGTATGAAAAACAAAAAATCAAATCAAGAAATATTATCAGTAGTAAGCAGAGAAATACATAACGCATCAGGATACATTGGTGGAGAACTTGTATCTGCTAGAAAAAAATCATTAGAATATTATTTAGGCGAACCTCTTGGCAATGAACAAGAAGGTCGTTCTCAAGTTGTTTCTAACGATGTTTTAGATACAGTAGAAAGTTTAATGCCATCATTGATGAGAATTTTTACATCAGGTGATAATGTATTTAACTGTGAAGGTATGGGGCCAGAAGATGAAGAAATGGCTAGACAATGTTCAGATTATTTAAACTATATTTTCTATAAAGAGAATGATGGTTTCCTTTGTTTATATACAGCATTCAAAGACGCATTAATTCAAAAGAACGGAATCTTAAAAGTATATTGGGATGATGCAGAAAAAATTGAAAGAGAAGAATACAAAAGATTAACTGAAGATGAGTTTAATGATTTAGTATCTCTTGATATGATTAAAGTATCAGCTCATACTGCTTACAAAGAACCTATTACAGATGAGTCTGGTAAAGAGATAGATAAAATTACACTACATGATGTAGTAATCCATAGAACAAAAATTTATGGTAAAGTAAGAATAGAACCAGTTCCACCAGAAGAATTTCTAATTGAACGTAGATGTAAGTCAATTGATACTGCAAACTTTGTTTGTCATAGAGTGAACAAAACAAGAACAGAATTAGTTGAGATGGGTTATGATAAAGATTTAGTTGACTCGTTACCTACTGGTGATGGAGATTTTTATAGTGAAGATAAATTTACTAGACATCAAAACGTAGACTTTTCTCATGGAGAATCTGATGGAGATAAAAGTACACAAGATATTTTAATTCATGAATGCTATGTTAGAATGGATGTAGATGGAGATGGTAAAGCAGAATTACTAAAAATTTGCGTAGCAGGTGATGGTAAAAAACTTCTTGATATGGAAGAAATAGATACTATGCCTTTTGTTTCTATGACTCCAGTTATCATGCCACACAGATTCTATGGTAGAAGTATAGCTGAATTAGTAGAAGATATACAATTAATTAAATCAACTGTAATGCGACAGATGTTAGACAATATGTATCTAACAAATAATAATAGAGTTGCAGTACAAGATGGACAAGTTTCAATGGATGATCTTTTAACAAATCGTCCAGGAGGAATTGTAAGAACAAAACAACCTCCTCAAAATGTGATGATGCCTATTCAGGCTCAACCCATTACAGAACAAGCAAGTGGTATGTTAGCATATTTAGATTCCGTTAAGGAAACTAGAACAGGTGTTAGCAGACAATCACAAGGGCTAGATTCAAATGCATTAAGTAGTACAGCAACTGGCCAAAACCAAAATCTAACACAATCACAAATGAGAATGGAGTTAATCGCCAGAATCTTTGCTGAAACTGGTGTAAAAGATTTAGCCTTAAAAATGTTTGAACTAACTTGTAAATATCAAAACAAGGAAAAAATTGTAAGAATCAGAGGTAAGTATATTCCTATGAGACCTTACGAATGGAAAGACAGAGTTAATATCACAGTACAAGTAGGATTAGGTACTGGATCAAAAGAACAACAGTTAATATTGATGAATGCAATTCTAGAAAGACAAATGTCTGCAATCAATTTACAACAGAATGTTCATGGCCCAATGGTCAATTTAAGAAATATTTACAACTCTTTGAAAAAATTAGTTGAAAATGCAGGTCTAAATAGTATAGAACCATACTTCATGGATCCAGAAGTGGGAGCAGCACAAATGCCTAAACTTCCTCCTAAGCCACCTACTGAATTTGAGAAGGTGACATTAGCCCAAGTACAAGGTGAAAACCAACGTGCTCAGTTAAAAGCTGAAACAGAAGCTAAAGGATTGGAAGGCAAAATGCGAAGTTCACTTCTAGACTATGAACTAGCCATCAAAGAAATGGAATTGAAATACAATACCAAAATTGATGAACTAGAACTTAAACGAAGATCCATGTTAGAACAAACTGATCTACAAAAATCAGGAGATCTAATGGGGCAAATAGTGAGAGGACAGAAGCAATTCTTTAATGATGGACAAGGAAATACTAATAAGGGAGGGCAAGAGAGCTCAGCAACTGCTGGACGATCCCCTTCTAAAGAAAGCATTTGAAGATCTTTCTGATATTTACAGACTAGAGATCTTTAACACAAGTTTCGCAGACGATGATACTCGTAGAAACCTTTGGGTAGCCTTTAATATGGTGGATAAAATCAAAGGACATTTACTAAGTGTTATGTCAAGTGGAAGGTTAGCTCAAGCCGATATTGAGCAATTAAATAAACGAAGTTAATCTAACGAAACTTCAAATTCGTCAACCCATAAGGAACGATCATGTCAGAAAACACAGAAGGTGCAGCAGATAAAATAGATGGAATACTGAATCCCCAAAAGGACAATCAAGTACCAGCAACTAATGTTGAACCATCAGAGCCAATTCCTGAGAAACAGGAAGTACCAGAAAGTGAGGAATCGAAACCCACTCCTGAACAAGCTCCTGAAAATACTGAGACTGAAGAAGAAACTACAACAGAATTAGAGACACCAGAACTCCACCGAGTAAAAGTAAGTGGTCAAGAGTTAGAGGTGAGCCTCGATGAGCTGAAAGCAGGATATTCTAGAGACTCGGATTACAGACAAAAAACTCACACTTTAGGTATGGAAAAGAGAGATCTTGAAAACCAAAAGAGTAGTTTGAGTCAAAGTTACGATACTCGTTTATCAGAACTAAACGATTTAATTTCGACAGCAGATCAATATGTGAAACAGAAACAAGGTGGACAAGACCTTGCTAAACTTTATCAAGAAGATCCCTCAGAAGCTTCTAGACTTGACTTTGAATTAAGACAAGAAAGTAGCAGAATAGAAGGATTAAAAAATAAAGCTAGACAGGTTCAATCTCAACAGTATGAATCTTATCTTAATACACAAAAGGAACTTGCTGCAACAAAAATACCAGAGTTTAGCGATCCAAATAAAATTGATACCTTTAAACTTAGTATGCGTAATTCATTACGTGATTACGGTTTTAATGATCAAGAAATTGGTAGTCTTGCAGACCATAGGTTTTTAATGGTAGCAAAAGATGCTATGAGCTTTAAAACTCAAACAGACAAAAGACCTATTGTATCTAAGAAGATAGCAAATGCTCCAAGGGTTTTAAAAGCTGGTGTTGCAAAATCGAATAGTAGTTCAGGTAGAGAGAGCGTAAGAAATAAAATCAATACGCTAAGAAAGTCTGGTCATATAAAAGATGCCCAGTCTGCCATAGCCGATATGATTAATCTTAAATCTCAACAAAGGAAATAATACAATGGCACAACCAACTAATACGTTCGATACGTATGATTCAGTAGGTGAAAGAGAAGATCTTTCAGACGTTATTTATTCAATAGCACCTACAGATACTCCATTTTTAAGCTCAGCAGCTAAAACTAAAGCAACTGCTGTTCTTCACGAATGGCAAACAGACGCACTTGCAGCAGCAGCATCTAACAATGCAGTTATTGAAGGTGATGAAGCAGGTTTAGACGCTTCAGTAGCAACAGTTAGACTTTCTAACAGTTCGCAAATTATGGATAAAACTGTAGTTATTACTGGAACTCAAGAGTCTGTTGATAAAGCAGGTAGAGCATCAGAAGTTGCATACCAAATCGCTAAGAGAGCTAAAGAGCTTAAAAGAGATATGGAAGCATGTATCACTGGCAATATTGCCGAAGTAGGTGGAAATGCAACAACTGCAAGAAAAATGGGAACTCTTGGAGCTTGGACTATCACTAATGATAACAAAGCTGCAGATGGTACAACAGGAGCTGGTATTGGAAACACTGCTAGAACTGATGGAACACAAAGAGCATTCACAGAAGCACAATTAAAAGATGTCATCAAATCAGTATGGAATGCTGGTGGAGATCCATCTATGGTTATGTGTGGCCCTTTCAATAAGCAGAAATTATCAGGATTTACTGGTAACTCTACTAGATTTGATGCAGGTGCAGACGCTACTTTATATACATCAGTTGACGTATACGCATCTGACTTTGGTCAATTGCAAGTAGTACCTAATAGATTCTCTAGAGATAGAGACGCTTATGTACTAGACATGGAATATTGGGGCATTGCGTTCCTAAGAGACTTCTCTATGCATGAACTTGCTAAGACTGGTGATTCAGAAAAAAGACAGCTTTTAGTAGAAGCTACTCTTGAATCAAGAAATGAAGGTGCAAGTGGCTTAGTAGCCGACTTAACTACTTCATAATAAATTACGTATATAGGGGAGTAACCTTAATACTACTCCCCTAGTACTTTTAAAAACATTGAAGATCAGAGATAGGTTATGATCGGAACAATAGGATAATACAATGAGAACATTAAACGATTACTTTATAACATCAGCAATACCTGACGTATCAGCAGCATCTTCAACATTTGTTACTGTACCAGACGCTGGTAGAATAATTAAAATTTTCGCACAAAACAAAGCAACTACTACAGGAACAGCAGCTATTACTTTTGAAATAGATACTGTAGCTTGTACAAGTGCAGCTATTAGTCATGTAGCTGCAAGTTCTGCATTAAAAAAATACACAGTAGAACCAACAGCTTTAAATGAAGTATTAGAAGGATCAATACTTGAAGTAATTACTAATGGTGGTTCTTCAAATGCATCTAAAATGGAAATCACTTACGTTATAAGAAGATAGTTAATTATGGGGATGGAAACATCCCCTAACAAAAGGAATAAATATGAATTACGGATTAAGACATGGAATTGTACAGAAATTAGTTTCAGCATCTTCAAGTTCTTTAGGTGCAGCATTCACAGATGGAACAGAATATATTAGAGTAGTTAGCACTATTGCTTGTCATATACATATAGCAGTAGCACCTACAGCAGCAGTAGCTACAACATATCTACCTGCAAATGAAGTTGAAATTATTAAAGTATCAGCTGGAGAAAAAATAGCTGTGTTAAGAATTGGATCATCAGACGGACAATTATACGTTACAGAACTAACTGAATAATTTATGGCTAAGATAAGATCAGTTGAATACGATGCAGGAGTAAAGACTAAATACATCCAAGAGTCTGATGGTAAATTAACTATCAATAATTCTCAAGATGTAAATCCTTTGTTAAAAAGAAACAAGGAACTTTACAACCATGATAGTGGATATATATCTGGTGCTAAAGAAATGAAAAGAGTTGCTAGTATTCCTCCTTTAATTCTTGCTATATGGACTAAAGAATATAATGGAACTAACAACTGGTTTCAATTACCAAAACAAATTCAAAGAAAGATAATGAAAACTAAACTTAATAGTAATGAGTTTAGATATTTTAGAACAGCTGAGGGAAATTTATAATGGCGTTAACAACATATGCAGGATTAAAAGCATCTATAGCAGACTGGTTAAATAGATCTGATCTTACTAATCAAATAGATGATTTTATTGGGTTAGCTGAAGCTGACTTCAATGCTAAGTTAAGAATAAGGCAGATGGAGCAGATTGATACTATTACAATAAACACAGAAGCTGTAGCAGTACCAACAGGTTTTATTGGAGTTAGATCTCTTTACATACAATTATCAAGTACTAAATTTGCATTAAAATATGTAACACCTAGTACAATGTTTGATATTAGAGCAGGATCTACAACATCTAGACCTAAAACATATACAATTCAAAGTGATAACGCTGCAGAAACATTAAGATTTGGGCCTTCACCTGATACAAGTTATACTGGTTATTTATCTTATTATAAAAGATTTGCAGCATTAAGCGATACAGCAACTTCAAATTATATTTTAAACAGTCATCCTTCTATATATTTATATGGTTCTTTATATCATGCAGCAAACTTCTTGGGTGGTATAGATCCTAATCAAGTTCAGCAATGGTTACAAATGTATGTAGCAGCTCTAGAAAGATGTGAAAATAATGACAAACAAGATTCATATGGTGGAGCACCAGTTCAACAAAGATCAGATATACAAACTGACTTATCATTTTACAGGAGCAGATAATGATTGATAAAAAAGAAAAGAAAAAATTAAAAAAAGCATCAGCACATCACTCTAAGAAACACATGAGTATGATGGTTTCAGATATGAAATCTGGAGTTAGTTTTACTAAAGCTCATAAAAAAGCTATTAAAAAAGTAGGTAAATAGTGCAAGTACCTTTTGGAGAATGGTTACCTGATCAACCAGCTCATGGTATGAAAGGTGCTAATGTAGCAACTAATGTTTATCACGCTTTAGGATCTTATAAAAGATTTCCTTCTTTGGTAGACTATTCTGGTACATCAAACGTTACTAAAGACGCTCGTGGAGCAGGATCATTTAGAGATAACTCTAATGCTGTATTTAACTTTGTTGCAACTAATACAAATTTATACCAATTAGCTTCAGGAACTTTTACATCTCGTAAAGCAAGTTTAACAGGTGGAGATACTGACTTTTGGACGTTCACACAATTTGGTGAACACGTTATTGCAAGTAATGGTGTAGATGCAGTTCAATTTTATTTAATGGGAACATCAACTAATTTTGCTGCTTTAACATCTATACAAACAGCAGGAACTTGTCCTGTGTTTAGAGTCTCAGGAGTAATACGAGATTTCTTAGTAACAGGTAATATAGTTGGAGCAACTAATAGAATTCAATGGTCAGGTATTAATGATATTACTACATGGTCAGGTAAACAATCAGACTTTCAAGACCTTCCAGGTTCAGGTGGTAAAGTTGTTGCAATTACTTCTGGAGAAGTAGGATATGTATTTAGACAAAATCAAATAATTCGTATGGATTATGTTGGTGGTGCAACAATATTTAGACTATCAGTTATATCTCCTAATAGAGGTGCAGTATATGCTAAGTCAGTATGTCAAGATAACAGACGTGTATTTTTCTATGCTGATGATGGTTTCTATGAAATACAAGGTGATAATGTACAAGGTATTGGTGTAGAAAAAGTTAACAGATTTTTTGATTTAGATTTAAACAAAGCATACACAGATAGAATAGTAGCAGCAACAGATCCTTTTAATACATTAGCTATGTGGTTATATCCTTCTGTAAATGATACTAATAATACTACAGGTATATGTGATCGTATGATTGTATATAATTATACTACTAAAAAATGGTCATTAGTAAAAGTAAATGCTAGTCAAATATTTTCACAGTTTATTGGAGCTTATACTGTAGAATTAATGGATATTATATCTGAAAATTTAGAAAATATTAATGCATCATTAGACACAGATTTTTGGTCTGGTGGGCAAATGTTTTTAGGTGGAATTGATGCAGATTATAAAGCTGCAATTTTTTCAGGAACTTCTAATGAGTGTGAAATAGAAACAGCAGAGATAGAAGGATTTAAAGGAGCCAGAACTAACATCACAGGTATAAGACCAATAGTAGATGCTGAAGCAACAGTTATTGTAAAGACTAGAGATAAATTAGCAGATACAGTTACAACATCAGCATCAAGTTCAATGAATGATTCTGGTATTAATCCAGTTAGACAGTCAGGAAGATACATAAGAGCTAATGTAAAAATAGCTTCAGGCAAAACATTTAATCATGCACAAGGTATAGACATTGTTGCATCAAAAGCAGGGTACAGATAATGAGTGATATTATAGATATAGATAACGTAAGATATTCAATGGAAACACAAGAATTTTTTCAAAGACAAATTGAAGAAGCAATTAATACATTAGTAAATAAAAACAATACTGAAAGCGATAAAGCATTCAGTTGGTTCATGAATTAGGGAGAATTATGGCAGGAACATTTTTAGGTAAATACGATACAGCATCAGCAAACAATACAGCTACAGGTACTAATTCCGTCTCAGTCGCAGAAGGAATGTTGCCTTCCAATATCAATAATGCTTTTAGAAGTATTATGGCAGATATTAGACAGCATTACAATGTTGCTGAATGGATTGAATACGGAGATGGAGCAGGTGCATATACACCAGCTTACGTTTCAGGAACAAGTTTTACAATAGCAGGAGTTAACGTAACAGCTATTTATCATGTTGGACGTAGAGTTAAAGTTACTGCAAGTACGCCAGGCACTATTTATGGAACAATAACAGCAACAGCATTTTCTTCAAATACAACAGTAACAGTATCATGGGATTCAGGATCTTTATCTAATGAAGCTATTACAAGTGTACTTATTGGTGCTTTAAGTAAAACAAATAGTTCTATACCTGTAGCAGTTATTGCAACAGCTAATGTAATTGATGGATCTGTTACACTTGCTAAACTTGCTGCAGACTCTGTAAATGGAACTAAGATTGTAGATAATGCTATTAATTCTGAACATTACACAGATGCTAGTATTGATACTGCACATATAGCTGCTGATCAAATAGTTGCTTCTCTTATTGCTGATAACGCTATTGATAGCGAACATTATACAGATGGTAGTATTGACAATGCTCATATAGCAGATGATGCTATAGATAGTGAACATTACGCAGCAGGTTCAATTGATACTGCTCACATTGGAGCAGATCAAATTACAAATGCCAAAATAGCAGACGATCAAATAGATTCAGAACATTATGTTGACGCAAGTATAGATCTTGCTCATTTAGCAGCAGATTCAGTTAATGGTACAAAGATAGTTGATAATGGAATAGATTCTGAACACTATACAGATGGCTCAATCGACACAGCTCATATTGGAGATAACCAAGTCACTACAGCTAAGATACCAGATTCAGCAATTACTTCTGCTAAAATAGCAGATGGTGCAATTGTTAATGCAGATATTAATTCAAGTGCTGCAATAGATGCAACTAAGATTGCAAATGGTACAGTAACAACTGCAGAATTTCAATATATTAATACTTTATCATCTAATGCTCAAACACAAATAGATGCAAAAGCTGCAACAACTTATGTTGATAATGCAGTTGCTGGATTAAGAACTAGAATTATTGCAGAGTGTGCTTCAACAGCAAATGTAAATGTATCAAATGGTTTAGAAGCTGGAGACGCTATTGATGGTATTACACTTGTAGCTGGAGATAGAGTACTTTTAAAAGATCAAAGTACAGGTTCTCAAAATGGTTTATATACTGCAGTAGGATCTGGTGCTGGTGCAGCATCAAGAGATACACAATTTAATTCTATTGCTGAATTATCAGGTCAAATGGTTGTTACTAATCAAGGAAGTGTTAATGATAATAAAATATTCTTATGTACTACAAATAACACAGCATCATTAGGTTCTGACACAATTACTTTTACTGTAATTACTCCAAATAATACAGGAACAGTAACTCGTATTACTGCTGGTACTGGTTTGTCTGGTGGTGCAATTACATCTGCTGGAACAATAGCAATTGATTCAACTGTTGCTACACTTGCAGGAGCACAAACTTTTACAAATAAAACTTATACTTCACCAAAAATAAATGAAAATGTAGCAGTAACTGCTACTGCAACAGAACTAAATAAAATGGCTGGTGGTACAAGTGCTACTGGAACAACATTATTAGATGCAGATAGATTAGTTGTAAATGACGCTGGTACTATGGTACAAGTAGCTTTGTCAGATGTTAAAACATATTTGAATACTGCTGGATATGTAACAGACGACCCTACAGCTTTAGCAATAGCTTTAGGATAATAATTAATAATAACAAATAAAGGATAATAACAATGGCAAACACGTTTAAGGTAGTAACCTTTGCAGCCGAACCAAATTCAGCAGGTACAGCATACAAAATGTATACTGTAGCAGGAAGTACAACAACTGTTGTTCTTGGTTTGATTCTTACTAATATACATTCAGCAGCAGTAACTGTTGAAGTAGAATTAGTTAGTGATACAGCAAATAGAGCTATAGCTAATAATACTGCAAATGGCACTGCATTTTTAGTAAAAGATGTAACAATACCAGCAGGTAGTTCACTTGAACTTTTATCTGGTGGAAAAGTTGTATTAGAAACAACAGACGAAATTAAAATAGATTGTTCAGTAGCAGATAAAGTTTCTGGTACATTATCTATAATGGAAATAACATAGGATTAACATATGAGTTTTATTGGACGAGTACCTGCAAACGCAGCACTTACAGCTAGTGATTTAGCAGATGGAATAGTAACTACAGATAAATTAGCTGCAGATGCAGTAACAGATGCTAAGATAGCAGATGATGTAGTTGGCACTGAACACTTAACAGCAAACGAAGTAGACACAGCTGCTCTTGCAGCAGATGCTGTAACTGCAGCACAAATAGCTGATGATGCAATTTCAGAAGAACACCTAGATGTTACATCTATAACTGGTCATAGTGCTTTGACATCTGTTGCTGACGATGATTTAGTTTTAATATCAGATACTTCAGCTAGTGCTGCATTAAAAAAAATGACAGTAGCAAATTTAGTTGCTAATGCTGGTGGTGGGAAAGTTTTGCAAGTTTTAAATGATACTGCAACATCTGCTGTTGCAACAACTGCTGGAACTGGAACTTTTGTTGATACAGGTTTAAGTCAAGCCATAACTCCATCAGCAAGTAATAGTAAAATATTATGTATAGCAAGTATTTTTCATATAAGAAAAAATGGAGATACAAGTCTTAATTTTCGTTTAATAAGAGGATCAACTAACATTATAACTCCAATGGGTAATTATGATACAGGGGATGGTCAACAATTAACTGAAACTTTTAATTTTCAATTTTTAGATAGTCCAAACACAACAAGTGCCGTCACTTACAAAATTCAATATTCATCTGGCAACGCTAATATAGGTGCAGATACTTGTCCTGCTCAATTTACTTTAATGGAGATAGGAGCATAATATGATAACAAACGCAATTTTAAAAATAAATCCAAATGCAAAAGTAGTAATTAGAGGAAGTGATTTAGATACTTGTACTATTGAATGGTTAGATGGAACTGCTGAAATTTCTAAAGCAGATATACAAGCTAAAATAGATGCAACTAAATATCAAAGAGATAGAGCATTAGAATACCCATCTATTGCCGACCAACTTGATAAAATTTATCACTCTGGAATAGATGAATGGAAAAAAGTAATTAAAACAACAAAGGATAAATACCCCAAATGAGTTATATAGGTAGACAACCCCAAATAGGAAACTTTCAAATCTGTGATGCAATATCAACAGTTAATGCTCAAGCTGCATACACTATGCAAGTAGGTTCAGTTAATGTATTACCAGAAACTGCTAATCACATGATTGTATCTTTGAATGGTGTTATACAAGCACCAATTACTTCTTATACTGTTAGTGGTTCTACAATTACTTTTGCAGCTAACCTAGTAACTGGTGATGTTATTAATTTTATTCAGATACTTGGTGATGTTCTTGATCTTGGTGTACCTAGTGATGGTACAGTTACATCTGCTAAACTTGCAACTAATATTGATGTATCTGGAACTCTTGGAGTTGGAGAAACTTCTCCTTTAGGAAAACTTCATGTTAAATCTGCCGATAGTGGAGCTTCTGTTTCAGCAAATGCAGATGAATTAATTATTGAAGGAAGTGGTAATACTGGAATAACTATAGCTAGTGGAAATGATAGTGGTGGTAATATATTTTTTGCTGATGATGGTGGAGTACAACAAGGTAAAATTCAATACGATCATGATGCCAATGCCATGTTATTTAGAGCCAATAATGTAGATAGAGTTAAAATTCATAGCAATGGAGTAGCAGCTTTTAATAATGGAATTGCTCTTGGAGTAGGAACTGCAAACACAGCTTCAAATGTTTTAGACGATTACGAAGAAGGAACTTTTACACCAGTAATAAGTTTTGGAGGAGGTACTACAGGTATTCAATATGATACCCAATTAGGATTTTACACAAAAATTGGAAGAAAAGTGATGATACAAATTAATGTAGCTTTAACTAACAAAGGTTCAAGTACTGGCAATGCTGTAGTAGCAGGATTTCCATTTACTTCAGCATCAACTTCAGTAGGAGTAGGTGCTGTATCTGGTTATAAAGTAGCAAACACTGGACATATGTCTATGAGATTAAATGATAATAATACGACAGGTACGTTTCAACAACTGAATTCAAGTGGTGTTTTAGCAACATTACAAAATTCTGCTTTTTCAAATGATTCTGAATTTCAGGTATCAGGAACATTCTTTACAGCTTAACAACAACAATGGAGAAACAACATGGCAATAACTAAAGAGACACAGATTGGTAAAATCGAAGTGGTCGGACAATACAAATCAGTTCAAGTAAGAACAGATACTGTAGTTATCGAAGATGACGTAGAATTAACAAGAAAGTATCATAGACATGCTTTATCTCCAGACGCAAACATATCAGCAGAACACGCAGAAGTTCAAGCAGTATGTAACGCAGTTTGGACAGACGCAGTTAAAAGTGCTTATGAAACTTTTAAAGCTAATCAAGGATAAAAAATTATGGCAATAATTAAACTAAACAATAATACATTATCAGCAGTAACTGCTTTACCATCTGCGATTGCAACTGGTAAGGTTTTGCAAGTTATTAATGCTACAAGTACAACAGAAGTTGTTAATAATTCAGCTAATTTTACGGATACAGGATTAGCTGCTGCTATAACACCAAGTGCTACATCTTCTAAAATTTTTATTACTGCTAATATTCAAGGTGTTGGAAAAGATGGTAGTGCATATGTAGTATTAAAATTATTAAGAGGAACAGCTGATATTGTAGCAAATTTTGAAAATAGAGGTGCAGATACAGATACAAATGACACTAATAAAATTGGAGGTTGTTCTGTAACTTATTTAGATTCTCCTAGCACAACAGATGCAACTACTTATAAAGTTCAACAAAAAGGTAATGGAGATACTTATGCACAAACAGGAGATAGTAACCCAAAACATAGTATTACATTAATGGAGATAGCTGGATAATGACAACAATGTTAAAAATATATAATGCAATAAAATCAATTAATTCAAATGCTAGTGTTTCTGTTAAAGGAACAAGTTTAGAAAATTGTGAAATTGAATGGCATAATGGAACAACACCAATATCTAAAGCTGACATAGAAGTTAAAATGTTAGAGTTACAAGTAGAGTATGATGCTAAACAATATCAAAGAGATAGAGTTTATCCTGGCATTGGAGATCAACTAGATATGCTATGGCACTCTATTGATCAAAACCCAACATTAAAATCTCAGTATTTTGCTTTCTATGAAGCAATTAAAAGTGTAAAAGTTAAGAACCCAAAATAATTACATGGCTAATAGTTATAAATTTAAAGGTGTTGCATTAGCAACTACAAATAAAACTGCTTTATTAACAGCAGCTGCAGATGAAACTTTAATTATTAAATCTATATTAGTTACAAATAATACAGGTAATACACCTACAATGTCTTTAGATGTTTTAGATAATTCAGCAAGTACAGAGTTTAAAATATTAAGAACACATACTTTATTAGCTAATACCTCTGGAGAAGTTTTTACAGGTTCACCATTAATATTAGAAACAGCTGATGCATTAAAAGCTACAATGAGTAGTACAGATTCTACCCATATAGCTATATCTTATATGTCAGTAACGTAATGAAATTAGTACAAGTTCCGACAAAAAACATTGAAGAAGTATGGCATATAGTTGTTAAAGACATAGCAGACGCATTAGCAAGATCTAATGGATATGCTTTAGCAGAACACATTAAGAAATGGATCCTAGAAGAAAAAATGCAGTTATGGATTCTATGGGATGAAGAAGATAAACAAAAGTATTTTGGTACAGTAGTAACAGAAGTAATACAAAGACCATTACAGCGATGTCTTAATATTAGAATTATGACTGGTAAGCATCGTGAAAAATGGCAACATTTAATAAAACATATTGAAGAATTTGCATGGCAAAACAAGTGTGATTTATTAGAGTT